ACTTGAGGCTTTGATGTAAGGTTAGGTATAACGAGTGATAGTAGCTCTACTTCGTTATGATCCTTTAAGTAACCGAAGCGAGTATTACCCCAGCGCTGGCTTAGAATCTTTACATCGTACTTACCTGTCTTTAAAAGAGCTTTAACTAAGTCTCTGCTTCTTGCTCCATAACCGCTGTACGTATCAATCGGACAGCTTATTGTAACATTTATCTTACTCATTAGTATACCATTGCGTGTTTAACATATCTTGCTGGTAGAGTCTCTACCTTAATAAGGTCGTACGTAGTACGTGGTACAAAGCTTTCAAACGTCTCTTCGATACATTGAGCGATATTAGCTCCCATAGCGTCAGCTGTCATCTTAGCTTCATCTGAACGTACCCAGTCATGACCTAGCATACCTCTACGATCTCTTTCTTCTTTAGGTAACTCGTATACTTCTTGAATAGCATTAGCTACATCTCTGAAGTCACATCTGTCATCGTGAATGTATGGAGTAGGTACTGAGCCTACTAATGAGATGTTAGAAGGGAATACAGGTACTGCCCACTCACCATGCTCTTTATAAGTGCCCATATGATTAGAAGGTACTGATGGGTTTGGTGTATACCATTCTCCTGCTTCATCTACAAACCTCATTTGGTCTTGCATACCTCCGGTAACGTTACCGATGATCATAGTACCGGCAGTCATTGATTCAGTTAGAGATAAGCCCCATCCTTCATTAGAAGAGATCAACATCGTAACATCAGCCATATTGTAGAGCCAGTTCATCTGCTCTGCTCCTAGCTTGTTCTGAGAGAAGAATACATTTACATAGCTTGGGTCACAGATAGCTTCCCTAACAGCATATAGGTCTGTACCATTCTGATCTACTGCTTGTGTATGCATTACTAGTGCACACTTCTTAGCTTTCTCTGGTCCGATCTGATCACAGAACTGTCTGTAGGATAGAATTACATCACCTGGTGACTTACGTCGGATGTTTCTAGAGTTCCAGAAGACAACGAATTCAATATCTCTTCCTTCAAAGATACTATTTCTAAACTCTAAGTACTTAGCATACTGGTCAGAGTCTTTTGTGACTGGTGAGAAGAAGTCTGTGTTGATGCCGTGAGGTACATACTTAATAACTTTACCTTTCCCTTTCTCATCTAATACCATTCTGTTAATGTTAACAGTCTGCTTAGAGATTCCCATCAGTAGATCACAACACTCGTAGAAGCTCTTATTGTAAAGAGGAGTAGGATAATCATCCCAAATGTTTAGATAGAGAAGAGGAATAGTCTGTCTAATCTCTCTTTCAATATCGTACAACCAAGTCCAGTATCTAGGATCAGTAAAGTGTAGAATAGCATCTGGCTTCTCTACTCTAATAAGTTCCCTAACAATATCAGCAGTACCGTAGCCTGACGTAGCATATAGCTTAACGTACGAGTCTTCGATACCTACTTGTTTGTTAACATCTGCCGATAGGTCAAATGCTTTCTTATCATCTGGATGGTTCATTGCTCCTCCTAGGTTAACCCAGTTGAAGTGATGTGAGGTTTGTATTACTATCTCTCTGGACATCGTAGCGATGCCGGAGTGTAGTCTCATATCATCTGATAACAGAAGGATCTTCTTTCGATCTTCTTTTTTAACGTAACTTAATTTACTGTTCATTTATTTGATACTTATATCATTTTGATTGTGTACCTTCTCTCGGAATCTATCATCTGTAAGATAGAGAAAAATTGCTCGGTCGGCAAGCTTTTGAAAAGAAAATTTGTGGCGTACACATTGTATCTTAAACTGTTCAAATAACTCTTGCTCCACCCTTACACTGGTTAGCTTTTTATCACTCATAGCCTTTAGTATTATATATCTATATATAAATATACCCTAGACTACTTTATGGCTACATTACACAAAGGATTATTTTTAAAAGGACAAAACATACAGCTACTCTTTGAAGGCTGTTTAGGATACTCTCTTTCAAGATAGTTTCCATTATCGTCAAAAGCATCTGCTACAAAGCTATTAACCTTCTCCATTGCCTTCTTTCGCTTAACCTTTCCGGAGGCCGGTTTAAACTCTTGCACTCGCTTGGGTACAAACTCTCCTCCTTCGAAGATCTTTCTACGAACAATAAAGTACTCAACGTCTATATTATCTACATCGGTATTGAATTGCTGGGCGAAGTACTCTTTGTATAGAAGTATCTGAGCTATTTTAGTTTCGTCCTTCTTCTCGTAATCGCTCCAGCCTCTAGTAGAAGTTTTGATATCGATAATCAAATACTTATTAGTGAAGCTGTTATAGAATACTAAGTCAATAAAACCTTTGAATAGTACACCAGGCTTTACCTCCTGAAGGATAGGTACTTCGATACCTGCTAGGTAAGTATTCTTTGTACTGAAGTATATAGCTCGTTTCTTCTTGAGGTAGTTTAATATCTGTACCCCATCAGTATGAAACTCTTGAAGCTGTTCAGGAGTAGTGAAGTCTTGATGAGCATTATTGTAACGCTCTTTCTTATAAGTCTTCTTCATTCTATCTAAGAGTAACTCAGATAAGTCCATCTCAGTAGCAGCCTTAACACTTTGATTGTATAATACATCTAACCACTCTTGTGCTGTCTCGTGAAGAGCAGTACCAAAGACTGTATGTATGGAAGGTGTATAAGGTGCTAACTTCTTAGGGTAAGTTAGGTACCATTTGTATTGACAGCTATCATAGAGTAGAATCTGACTGAAAGAGATATTCTTCTCTACACTATAGTCAACTTTTCTAGCTTTATACTCTTGTACTACTTTAACCTCCTTTGGGAGTTTTTTAGCCATAACTTATTTTTTCCACAATCCTTTCTCTACCAGCTGGCAGATGATTGCATAGTTACAGATGTCCTGAAAGGTATCTGATAGAGATTCATTTTGTGTTCCTCTATTCTTAATAATTAAATTCTTCCAACGATTGATCTTATCGCTCATTCGATACCAAAGCCCTGTAAGAGCAAAAGACCTTTCTTCTTCATTACTAAGCTGAGTACCAGCAGTAATATTATGCATACCGTAGTCAAGATGTTTCTTACTAAATAGCTCCAGCTGCTCTTCCATGACAGCCATATAGCCATTATAAATGGTAGGATATTCTTTCTTGAGGATCTCAGTAGCACTTGGGCCGTACTTAACTATTTCTTCTGACATATAACTATTAATCGTTTGATTGATTCTTTTTATTAGCAAAACCTTTTACTGTGTTCTCTTCTCGATCTAAACGCTCTTCAATCGCCTCTAAGCGTCCGGCAATAGCAGATAAAGCTTCATTGATATCTTCTACAATGATACTATCGTTCTGTTCTAGTTGAGCAATTTGATCGATTGATACTTTAGGAGTATCTGTCTTAGTTTTTGTACCTCGTAATAGCAAGATGGTTAGCATCACGATAGGTGCTACTAGAATAGTAAAAACAAATAAAGCAGTAAGGGTCTGTAGGATGTGTATCATATACCGTATCTATTATATTTACTATAAGATACGAAATATAATTTAAACGAGCAACTTAACTTCTATCTCCTTTGTGTAGATCGATCTTGTCTAGGATCTTGTTAAGGTCTGTGCTCTTGATGATGCCTACCATTGAGGCGTTCTTTAATGCACTGAGTAGTTGGAGGATGATAAATGGTACGATGATTGTTTCTGATAACCATCCTGTTCCTTCAAAACCTTTTTCAACCATTAATATAACTGTTAAGAAAGCTACCCACGTTATTGCTCTCTGTAATACTCTTACAGCCTTTCGTGTTTGAAAACCTTCTCTTTTGATGCCTGCGGCGATGCCGAAGAACCCATCGATAAATACAACCGCTATTAATGCTAAGTATTGCTCTGCATTACTCATTGTGAGCTCCATAAAGTAGGTGCACATGAATGTTAAGGTTGCAGTTATCGATAGGAACACGGACGTCGATTTCATAGCTTATGCGATGTCTTTAGATTCAATTAGAGTATAAGTAAACTTAGTGTGACCCTTTGCTACTGAAGCTCTCACGATAGTCATGAACTCTTCGAAGTCAGCTGCTCTTTTGAAAACTTGACATCCTTCAGACCAGTTCTCTACATAAGTAGAATTGGCTCCGGCCTTGTGAATATTGATTCCGAATACACCCTCTTGGATAACTTTCTCATCATAATTCATATCTCTGTTAGCATCACGGTATACTTTTACTTTACCGCCTTGCTTAAGAGCTTCATACTTACCTTGGTGCTTACCTAAGAAGTGTGAGTTGATGTATTGACCAGGAACTAATCTAGCTACTCCGGCAGCGTTGTGATACTCCTTAACTCCTTTTGTACCAGGGTCAGTTGTATTCATCCACTCCTTGTATACCCATTTGCCTTCAGCCATATAAGATAAAGTAATCTTATCATCGAAAGCATTTGTTACGGCTGTACCTGTGTCTGAATTACGAACACCTACAATGTTAAGTACGTAGTCACCTTCGAACCATTGATAGTCTTTTGCTTTGATAGTAGCTTCGATCTTCTCTTTGCTATACTTTGCATCAGCTGTAGGAGTGTTGTTAGGAGCTTTAACTGGTGCTGCCTCTACTACAATGCCCATCTTAGCTAGAGTAGCAGGGCCAACAATACCGTCGGCAGCTAGTCCGTTCTTCTTCTGCCATTCCTTAACAGCAGCTTCAGTCTTAGGACCAAAGTTACCTACTTGCTCGACACCTAAGACCTTTTGGATCTTCTTTACGGTTTCGTTATTGTCACCTTTTCTTAATACCATTGTAAACTATTTTAACCTTGTTCTTCTTCTTTATTCTCTTTGCTGAAGATCTTAGTAGCACCATCGATACCAAATGAACCCAATACGATAATTACGAATGAGTTGAAGATAGTATCAGAGATTACTAAGTCCATACCTAAGATACCTGTTACGATATCGGCAGCAGCAAAGATACTCATTACTGCAAAAGAAGCAAACCCTACAATGTTCTTTTCATTGTATGAGTTATCATCCTTAAAAATGTCTGAAAACGCCATAAATTTCTTTTTAATATAATTTAACATAGCACAACAAATTAAGTGAAACTTCTTTCAGATAAATAGGCTCAGTCTAACGCATCCACAATAGCTTTCTTGATTGCAATAGAAAATTCTGTTTGTTCGAATGGAAGATTTTCATCCTGAAGTTGAAGTAGAGTAGCTGCTACATTCATCTTAGCTGTTCCTACTCCTACAGACTCTTTACCATCCTTAGTTACCTTAACAGTAACATAGGTTTTCTTTTGTTTAAACTCAAAAGGACCTACACGAATACCTTGAGTAGGAGCTTTAATCTCTTCTACTACAACATAGATAGGACTGCCATCAGGACATAAAGGAGCCTGCTGTCCTACGATCTCTTCTGTGATTTGTCTTACACCGAACGTAAATTTCTCTTGTTCGATTCCATTGATTGATGCTAGAGACATTACACTAGCGACGAAGTAACATACGATTGGGTTCATTGGATTTTATTTACTGGTTTAGTTTGGCGATGTTTACCAAGTGATACAATATAAAACCTGTTAAGATTGTTAAATGTTCGTACTGCTGCTTGAGGATACTTCAGATGGTATGTTAAACTATTAGCATTTACTTCTATATCATCCTTCTCTGCTTGAGAGTACACCCAGTTGTTATTGTAAGTGTACCCAAAGTTCTGTCCCCATTTGTATATTTGGTAAGCAGAGAATACATCTGAGTAAGTTACAATATCAGAACTGTCTGGTGCGTAGAAGTTCATTGTATGGTAATCCCATGATGCTATCTCAGTAGGAAACATTCTTAGATACATTAAGTAGTTCATCTCTGACTCTGTAAATGTATTGTCTATTCCGCTTACGTTTACAATTACTCTATATTGATAGCTGTTTGGGTTAGAGAATGTTACTGAACCTGTTGATGTAGTTGTCTGTACTCCTTGTGAAGACCAGATTGAATTAGATACTGCGTTCGTTATTTGAAAGCCTACTCCTGAAGAGTATGTTGCGTTACTGATTAAGTTAGAAGCTAACCAAGTACTTCCGTTTGATAGTCCGATTTGTTCTTGATTAGATCCATCAGCTAGGAATGTTCTAAGTACTACAAAGCATTTAGCAGGATCGTTTTTAAAGAAGTATAAATCTATTTTAGTATTAATGCCACTCACATTGTATTTATAGCTTCCTTCGTACCTTATCCTAAATACATCTCCGTATGTAACATCAGTGTACGTCTCCCAAGATACATGAGACATATTATTATCTGTAGAGCCGTTGTCGACTGAAGTGAAGTGAAGTGTTGGTACGTTAGGAGCTGTAGCAGAGCTATTGTAACTATTATATGTAGTAGAAGGGAATGCCATCCAGGCATTAGCATGAAGGGTACCTGTTGTGTGAGTAGTAGCTCCAATTGTATAGCTATACCCTGTAGGGAAGTTAATTAAAACGCTTCCTTGGTCTGAGTTAGCTGTTGAGAAAACTACATTAGAGGCTTGTCCTCTATCCGTAGGTACAGTTGTACCTAAAGCTGTAATAGTTCCTGAAGTACCTCCTGGTACATAATGTTCTACTTCAACACTAATGCCGGTCATGTCCTGTACACCAACAGTAGCAAAGGTTATAGTCTGTGCTAGAGTGGATAAGGGAAGAAATAACAGCAGTAGCTTTTTCATAACATAATTTTTGTTCCAGTTGATAGCTGGTAGTTTAATATATCTGCATTGTACTGGTAAGCTCCTCCAAAAGAAATACTCCACTTAAACGTACTTGTGATTTTAAAATCAACGTTCGCTAGAGGAACAAATAGGAGTCCAGACTTATACCACTGTCCTTCATAATAAAATATGTACGGAGAATAGATACCAAGTAACATTACGTTACCTGATAGAGCTTGAATACCTTTAAAGTTTGTATAGCCTCCTGCTACAATAGACCAGTTCTGGAAGTCGCTATCACCTATCTTACCTAACGTAAAGTTAGTTCCTAACATAGGAGTTACTATCCAAACCTTTTGAGCTACTAACGCTGTAGTTGTATTGAAGATATCAGTCTTAAAGTTAGTCATAGTAGAGTTAGAGAATACTCCCATGAAGCCTTCTTTCTTATATGAACCGTACAAAGTACTATTCAATACATTCTCTCCTGTGGTAAAGTTAAAGTTAATACCTTTGATGAAAGTCTGTTTAGTATTAACGTGAGTAAGAGACATATTGAACTTAAAGTTGTCCATTCCACTCTGTTTAATATCAGAAGAGTTTCTAACAATAACAAAGTCACCGGCACCAATTAAAGCACCTCTACCAATCTTCTCTTGTTTAGATTTCTGCTTCTTACCTCCACCAGATCCTCCTCCTCCATCTCCTTCTGAGGAAGATGATTCAGAGTCTCCTCCTGAGGCTGTTGAAGTATTCTCTGTACCTCCTACAGCACCAGCATCAGTTCCACCATCAGAAGTACCTCCAGTATTAGTTCCTGTATCTACTCCTCCGGCATCACCTCCGCCACCTATTCCGTTTCCTGAATTGTCTCCTCCTTGACCTCCTCCAGATCCTCCTGTAGCACCGCCTCCTGAACCTGAGCCTCCAGATCCTCCAGTCGAGCCTGA